ACATCACCTACAACAAGTAACTCATTATCACCTTTAACCAATTTAGGAAAATCACTTGTAGGGTCTAGGAATGTAAAGAATGGTTCTCCATTAAGCAGTATCATAGCTGCACCACTATCTACAATCAACTTATCTCCATTCTCAAATAGATAAGGTATTCCAGTTGCAGTTGCATGTTCTTCTAAAATCTTGCAAGTATGACAAATTAACTCTGTAGGGTCTGTTGTAGTTCCATAGGTCAAAGTTGATAACCTTACTAAATCAAGAACTCCTGTTGTCATTTCATTGTTTGTGTCATTGAACTGGAATAAATCTTGTTTCAAGACTTGACTATGGTTGCCATCCACTGGGTCAATATAAGCTATCCAAATTCTTACATCCTGTCCTCTTTTAGCAATTCTTACTCTTATTAATCCAGTAGGATTGTAATAGTAAGTACAATTCCTATATTTAGCATCAGTCATTAAACTAGATGAACCCGTTGTACCAGAATAAAGGTCATAGGTACTTGTAGGTTGCCATCCTCCACCAGCTTTATAAATCTTGAACCATAGTTGAGGACAAATTGAACCATCATTACTGTCTTGAATGTTAAGCTTAGCGATTCTATTTCCTGTATCATCAAACAAATATAATTCAGTTCTAGCAGTAGTACCAGCACCAGAACCAGTGTATTGAACATCCCATGTAATACTCCAATCATCAAGAGTTCCAGCATATCCAGATGCATCATATTCAGATACAGCACCATGCCAACTTACACCAGCACCATAAGAACCACTTGCAAGTCCATAACCAGTTTGAGAACTTCCAGCAATGGTAGTAGTCCTCAAAACATGTTGAGCAGTAATATCCCCTAAATCAAGTTTATTAGCTGTACCATTTGCAATTTGTGTCCAATCTGCTAAGTCTGCCATAACACCAGCATATACATTCGTTTTAGGATAATAAGGTGTGTCCTCTCCTAGCCTTACTTGTGTTCCTATAATCATGCTCTCACCAGTAGTCCCATTCTGTAGTCCTATGAATGTACTATCATCAATAAATGCAACTTCAAAAGTTGGAAAACTATCTACATCCCCATTGTTAGTTACTATCGTAGTTGTACCATCAGTATTTAGTGCTACTGGTACTTGTGCTGTACTATCAAAACTAAAAGGTTGACTACATCTAAATGTTATAGATACAGTTCCAACAGTATCAGACACATCCTCAATATCTGTAATATCCTCAACCATTGCCATGTAATACTTTGTAGGCTCATTAGTAAAGAACAGTTGTTGTGGTTCATCAGTATATAAAAAGTCTGCTAATTCTCTTACTTTAGTAGCAAAAGCACTAGCAGAACTTGCTTTAATAACAAACTCTATTGTAATTTCTCTCTCTAAAAACTTCTTGTGTAAATTAAAACTTCCATCTCTACCAGCTATGTTAATTTTATCAACCTCAATAGGAGGTAGAACTGATTTAGTAATTTTTGATACTTCTATTCCTGTAGGGACTGTATTCCCATTAAATGTAATAGCCATAATCTACCTCCTTAAAAGCCATATGCAAAACCCTTTTTCCTTGCATCTTTCTTCTGAAGTTTATCAAGTTCAGATGCTATCCTTACAATATCAGTATCATTTCTAACAGTCATGTTCTGGATTGTAATAGGTGTAAGTCCACCAGTTGTAGCAAGTTCAACACCAGCACCAGTTTTAAAGCTAGGGTATGTTGGTTGTCTTACCTGTCCTAGTAAGTCAAAGAACCCTCTAGTACCAAATATCTGTCCATATACAACTTGATATGCCTGTACTTGTTTTTTAAGTTCCTTATTAACTTTTCCAGCAGATTTTGCAACATCATTAAATCCATCTATTACCCTACTATATGCATCTGTATCTGGTGGCTCTATTGCTGGGGCATCAACACCACCTCTTTCAAACAACCAGTCCTCAAAAGGATTTTCCTGTCTGAAATAGTTTGAAAGTGTTTGTAAATCTCTTGTCATAGAACCAGCTAAATCTCCAAACAAAGAGTCTGATATTCCTGTCACTCTACTAGCAATACCACTTACCCAGTCTTTAGCACCACCAAAACTAACCTGATTAAGTCTTAGGTCTGTACCTATATCTACAGCACCACCAGTTATGTCACTTATCTTATTTGTTAACCAGTTTACACTGGACAACATCTGATTGATTTTGCCTATAATCCAATTTATCATACCAGCAATGCCATCTATTGCCATGTTGATAATTCCAGCAATTCCACTTGTAACTGCACCAACCATTCCATTAATGAAAGTACCTACTTTGTTAATCTGTTCAGCATAAGTATTAACCATATCCATTCCCCACTCTGCAACTTGTGCAAAGAATAGAGCAAACTTATTCCACACCCAGATTAAAGGTCTAGCAACCATACCTTTGAGTGCTTGAAAGATACTGTTCATTAATTTACTCCAAGCCTCACCCATTGTCATAGTTCCACTAAATAGGTCTGTAAACAAAGTAAATATTGCATCCCCTATTCTGAACCAAGCTTGTAATTTATCAAGTATAAACCCAATATAAACTCCTATTATTTCAAACAACTCTTTCATAAATCCCATTGCATTATTGGAATGTACAATGGCATTAAATAGTGACCTAAAGGCTGGTAGTATCTGCTCTACAAGTGGTAAGATAGCCTCTCCTATTTGTAGTTTGAATATCTCAAACAAACCAGCAATATCTTGTGCTACTCCTTTTAAAGCTATCCAATTACCAAAAGGATAAGAGTCAAGTAACTGTGCATATTTATTAGCATCCCTTAACTTCTCACTAAATCCCCTAGCAATTCTAATCATTCTGGCTGAACCAAGTCTACCACCTATATCAGTACCAACTTCTGAAATATCTGTAGTACCCATCTTTTCCATTTGTTTCATTGTTTCCTCAAACAACTCTATGGATGTTCTTAACTTCCCATTGTTATCAGCTATTTCAATACCAAGTCTTGCTAGTGCATTTTTAGTCTTTTTACCAGCACTTTGCATATTAGATACTTTAAGGTCAAATACTTCTATTGTCTTAGATAGTTCATCTAGAGTCATTCCAGACCTTTTAGCAACAAAATTAAATTTAGACATTTGCTGAATGGTTGAGCCTGTTCTCATAGCTGTATCTCTTAATTGCCAAGAAAAGTCCATTGAAAATTTAGCAATATCTGCCAAGCTTTTACCAAGAGCCACAAGAATACCAATCAAAACTGATATACCAGCAGTAGCAATAGCAGTTGCACCAGCCATCCCCATAAGAGCCTTACTAACTCCACCTATTGCACCACCAGTCAATCCCAAAGAACCAGCTAGTTTTGACATACTTGTTGCTAAGCTACTTGTACTTGCAGATGATGCTGTGGTAACTTTTCCAAGTTCTTTCAGCTTATCTACTGCATCATCAATAGCCTTTTTGTTTTTAGCATCATATTCCAGAGTAATTTTAAGTTTTTCCTCTGCCATCTTTCTCACCTCCATGTTTGTTGAATTTTTCTAGCAATGTCTTAAACCTATCCTCATTCTCTTGTTTAGACATTGCAGTTCCTTTTTCTTTAAATAGAGGTTCATGTTTACCATTAAACACCTCCCCTATTGCTCTTTTGAGGATGTAGAATTGTAGTTCTGCATGTTCCTTTTCAACATTCTTTACACCCTCTAGCATTATGGTGTATTCATACAATGTGAGGTCTAACAGTTCATCAAGGGTCTTAAATCCTAACCTAGATGAACCCTCTCTAAACATATCTGGAAGTGCATCCTGTAAACAAAATGGTTTTTCTATTTCTTCTGGCTCTTCTTGACTGGTTTCTGCTTTCCCATGCCTAACTCCATAGCCTCAATTAATTTCTTAATCAAGTCTTCCATAGACATTTCATCTAAAGCATCATCCATCCATTCCCCAGCCTGTTCTTCATTCTCAAAATTAGGGGAAACAGTACAATAAATCATGGCTCTAATTTCTTGAAGAGTACCACCTTTTATTTCTCCTATACCTTTACCAAGCTTTTCTTCCAGCTGGATAATGTTATTCATTCCAAATCTAATTTTATAATCCTTACCACCAACATTGATTGTTACAAACTTTTTCAATATAAATCCCTCCTGTTATTTTTTATGTTTACTTGCCTCAATGGCTCTGCCTTGTTTTGATGCTTTTTCTCTTGCATTAGCACCAGTGTAACAATATCCAGAGTCACCCCATTTCCAGCCTTGTTTTCCATTCTTAATACATCTCTTTAATGGCATATATTAACAACCTCCTAAAGTTGCTGTATAATAAAAAAAGAGGGAATACCTTAAAGCACTCCCTCTAAAAGCTATGAAATTGTACCCTCATTCAAAGCACCTTTACCCATCAGTGTAATGGAATAACTTACCATGTTATCTTGTGGACATTCCATAGAGAAGTCTGAAATAATTGCTGTACCATAATAAAAAGACTGCCCAGCAGTTTCATCAAAGGCAATCTCAACAATTACATCATTTCCATTTATAAAATCATCTTGCAATTCATCAAAGGCACTATCATTTAGTACATACAAACCATTACATGCTATTTCCCAGTTTCTATAGGTAGCCTCATTGTATGTCCAGTTATCTCCCTTAACATTGTAAGAGAAGTTGTCTGAACCTCTGGTAAAGGTTGCCCCCTGTTGTCCAGCAATAGCAACATACTCTGAATGAGTTGCCCCAGTCTGGTCTGTAGCTGTGGATGGTAATGTCTTAATGAGTACATCTGCACCTTTTACATAAGCCATAGTATCCCTCCTTAATCTTCACTAATCTTAAATTCTAGTGTTAAAATAAGTTGTGTAAGTTGTTTGAGGTTATCTTTTTGCCTGTTTATTCTCATACTAAAAAAGGAACACTTTTCACAAGTAAAACCTGTCATTGAAATAGTGTCCTCTTTATCAACAAGAGCCTGTATGATGTTGTCTGCAATTTCCTTAGCCTCTTTACTTCCACCATTTGCATAATCACTCCATATATAAAATGGAAACAATATATCTGTAATACTTCCAGCTTTTATTGTTTCATCATCTGTTGTGGAGTCATTATCAAATACAATAAAAGGGTAGTCCTCTTCTCCCATTGGTAACCCATCAAACACTTTATATCCTAAAAATATCAATTCACTTTTTATTGCTTGTTGCAATTCCAATATAGGTGACTTCATTACTTATTCACCTCTTCTTTAACATATTTCCTAAGTTTATTGAGCAATTCTTTCTTTGCTCTTTGTGCATTTGCACCTAGTAAGAATGGTCTAGGTGGCATCCATCTAGTACCATCATGTACATATTCAGCATAGTAAACATCATCAACATATACCTTATAACCCTTATCAGTTCTAGCAACACTGATTGAGCCTCTTAATAATCCAGTATCAACAGGACAATCACTCCATGCCCACTTTTGTAAATCCAGTGCTACCTGTTCAATAAGCCTAATAATCTTTTCATGCTCTGTTGCACTCTCTATTCTTTTAAGATGGGCAATAGTTTCCTTAATACCTCTCATAGTTACAGTAATCATCTGGACTTCAACTCACATGTATACACACCTTTTCTTTTAGACTCTAGCTTGTCAATCACCTCATATATAACACCATCAATTTGTAAAAATATTTCCCCTTGTGTCTTTATGTGATAATTGAGGTAAACAACCTGTCCTCTAGTCACAATTCTTCCATAATCCCTTAATGCTACTTCTCTTGAAAGTGGACTAACTTTGCCATAGATTGTTTCAACAACATTATCTATAGGAACTTTCCCACCATAGCCATCATCTAGGTATGTCTTTTTTATTATTTGCATTTTCATTAGAGCATCACCAACCTGTTACCATCTCCCTCTTCTGGATGCATTGCTAACCACTTATCAATGTAGACTCTGTATTCATCTAGCATGTCACTTTCAAAGGTTACATTTCTGCTACTTATAGTTTCATTCTTGTACCCCTCACTTGAAATTTTGTTGTACCTCTTGACTGTAAGTTCATCAGCAATGAAGTCTAAATCATCTGGGAATGTGGATGCTTTTATTTCTAATCTGATAAGAGTTTGAGCATTTTTCTTTAAGAGTTGTAGAAGTGTGTCCTGTGTTTCATCTGTCAATTCCATTCCTAACAGCACTTTAACAGGCATTATATCAACCATAGTAACACCTCCCTACTTTTTAGCTGTGTTACCTTTCTTAGCTTTCTTTCCAACTGGTTTTACAGCCTTTCCAGGCTTAATAGGATTAATGTCTTTCAGCTTAGTTTCATTACCAGCCTTATTGTGGTATCTTCTTAAACTTGTAAGTCCCATAATCTACCTCCTAACATTAAAAGAAAAAGGAAAGCTTTTACACTTTCCTATGCACCTAACAATTTAACAATCTTATTATCATTTCTCTTATATGCTACATAGTGAGCATCAGCAGAAAGGATAGTAGTCTTTTTAAGGATGTCCCTATCAGTTTCTACATTTAATCCTCTCTTCATTTCAATACCAACAGCACCCTCTCTTACAAGATAAGATACAGTTGCACCCTCTAACTTATTGGACACAACTACAGTACAACCATAAATTTGTCCAACAGTACCAGTAACTTTCACCTGTCCATTACCAATGTGAACAAAATCATCATCTTTTCTAAGAGTTGCATATTGAGTAGGATTGATAACAAGATAAGTTGTTTCATCTAAATCCTCACCAAATTTTACAAGTCCATTAGCAACAGTATCAGTTGAAAATGCACCAGCTTGTGTCATTGTAGCTGTAGCCATTGCAGTAAGAACATCATTATCAATTTTCTGTGCAATAGACATTCCAAGTTGTCTTTCAGCCTCTCCAATAACATCCCCTAGTCCAGATAATACAGACTCATCTGTAATCTCAACAGCTTTACCAGCTTTTATGATTGTTGCTTGTAATGAACTTTGTGACATTACAGATGTTCCAATAGCAGTTGCCTCTGCAACCTCTGTAGCATCACCAATGTATGCCCAATATGGTACAGTAATGGTATTACCAGCTGTACCTTGTAAATCATATCCAATTCTTGCCAATGGTGCAAACTTAATCATATCAACAAGTTTTAGTTCAAGTCTAGCACCAATAACCTCTGGATTTATTAGGTTATTTAATAAAGTTTCAGCCATAGTTTCCCATCTCCTTAATAATTTTTTGCATTAAAAAATGCCCTTTGCTGTAAAGGACATTCAGTGTTTTATCAAGTATAAAATTATAATCTAAGCTTGTTGTATTCCCTCTTGAACATATACTGGGGCAAGTGCTACTGCTGTAGAAATTGTTTCTGACAAGTCACTTGCAATTTGTGTTGCCATCTTACCAGCTTGAATACCTGTATGTGCTAACAAATAATAAGTATTTGCATCTGTTTCAGTCTTAAAGGAATATAACTTCTTCCCTCCATAACCTCCAGTTTTTAGGGTAACTTCTGGTTTTAAATCATTTGCTAAAGTAGCCATAATTTCATCTCCTTTTTATTATTTACTAGACATTAACTGTCTGAATAGTTCTGGATTTTGGTTGAAAAATTCTGTACTCTCTTTTGTAGACATAGCCAAAAGTTTTTCCTTTGTCATAGTCTTTTCATCAAAACCAGTTTCCTGTTTTCCTTTTGGAGTCTTGCCAGTATCTTTCAATCTTGTTTCTACTGCCTTATCAACAAAAGGCTTGAACATTTCATCAAGTTTATTGATGCTGTCCCTCATAACTTCCTCTGTTTCAAAATTCAAGTAATCAACAAGTCCAGTTGGTAATCCCCTATCAGATAACTCCTTAGTTGTTTGAGCATTTAACTTGATTTTGAGGTTAGCTTTTTCTTGATTGTTAATCTTATCTTCTAACTCTCTAATTCTCTTTTGCTCTGGAGTTTCTTCTGGATTTCTTTTCTTGATTTCATCTTCAATGATAGTAGGTAAAGTCTTTTCTTTCCAAGTTTCTAAACCTTTACTAAAAAAGCTATCTAGCTTAGGTTGTAAGAATTTTTTACCATCTTCTGTTTCCAAGTATGCTTGTGCATTAGTTTTAGTAAAATCAAGAACCTCCTGTGTAGCCTTGTTTTCTTCCATAAATTTCTTAACATCTTCAAAAGTTACTTTTACTTCATCTGCCATTACAAATTCCTCCTTGTCCTTGTAGTTCTAGCCTACAAGTCCTTAATATTTTAGTTTATTGGATATATAAAACTTCTACAATTTGGATGCATTGGTGGCATATTAACTCCAACTTGTGCATCAGCTAAATAATAAACAGTACCATCAAGTGACCTACATATTGTACTGGTTCTATTATCCAAAATAGCTGAATACTCATATTGCTCATATCCCTTAACCTTTAATACATCCAAAATAGCCTTATTTATGAAATAGTTGACCTCTGTTCTGACTAACCTTTCACTGTTTGTAAATGCTACACTAAATACATGTTCCAAGTCTTTTAATGCTTTTGCTCTAGGTGTACCAGCTATTAAACTTTTTTCAAGAGTAACAAGTAAACCAGCTTTAAGTTCAGTCTTGTGGTTGCCTAGCCTCTGGATGAAATTGAGTCCATCCTCTGCCCATGCCTGTGTAACTATTGCCTCAATAAATAAGTCTGGAACTAAATATCTACCATCCCCCTTTATGCCACTTGACATGGTAGATACTCCTTTCATATATATAGAAGAGATGTAAAGTTGGACTGCACTTATAACAGTTAAATACAATTCATCAACCTTATTATTTATATCTACAATCAAAAAAGGTAGCCTACTTTCAGCCTTTTGTAGACTAGGTTCTTCATACAAAAATTCACTGTAAAATAAAATAAGGTCTGAAAGAATACTCTCCCAAGCCTTACCATATTTTTTCTTCAATTCTTTTATAAATTCATCTGCATTGTCTATTCCCAGATACAATTCCAGCATTTCCTGTTCCACTTGCTACACCTCCTACTCTTCTTGACCTGTATTATCTGGATTGCTACTTTCACCAGTACCAGTGTTACTGTTGGCATTACCAGCACTAGCATTTTCAAACATTCCTCCAAAGTTTTCCAACTTCTTCTCCTGTTCCTTTTCAACCTTTTGGAGTTCTAGCTGTACATTCTCAACAAATGGTATCTGCTCTAATAATGTTTCTTGACTTACAATACCAGTTAATTGACTTGCCATCTGTCCAAGTTCCATAACATTTTGTGGTAAGTTCCTGTTAAATGTAATCTCAATTTCATCCACATTATAATCAGCACCTTTTGCATTAAGGATATAGGTAATAAATTCTAACCTCTTCTTAATAGCTTTTCTCCATTTTCTTTCCTTAGATGCTGTATCCTGTTCAAGTCCCCAAACTTTATACCTTATAGCAGTTCCAGACAAATTAGATACAAATTCATCAGATACAAGGTTAGGTGTCTTACTAAACTTGTGAATATCCTTAGCAATTCTCTCTTTCAAGTGTTCAATGTATGTGTCATTAATCTGTTTAGTTAGCCATTCAGCATCCCCATCACCCTCAACAAGAATTACCCTGTTATTCTTCATATCTTGTAAATCTTCATCATCTGTAGCAGATAGATTTTTTAGTTTCAAGTATGCATCATTGAAATATTGAACCTCATTAACAGAGTCACTTTCAGCTACATTGTAGGCATCAATTAGACTTATTACATCCTCAAAACTGGACAATCTCTGCTCATTATTCAAATATTCAATGATAGGAACATTGTTAAACATATGAGGATAAGAAGTTACAGGCATTAAAACTCTTCTATCTTGCCCATCATTTTGAACATATTTGTATTCATATACATATTGCTTGTCATAAAC